AATATTGTTTCCGTACATTAACGAGCCGGAAACTGGCTCACGTATGCCATCTATATCTACAGGCGGTGCTGCGATAAAGGCGAGTATAAAACATGTAGTGGCTGCTAGTAAGCAAGGTATCATCAGCACACCAAACCATCCCACATAGAGACGGTTCTGTGTACTTGTTACCCACTCACAAAATCTTTGCCAATTACTTGTGCTTTCTCTTGTTAGTGAGATTGCTGCCATAATTAATCTAAGTGTATAAAGTGTTTATTAAGATAATTCTTCTTCCAACTTTCGGTCTCTCCATCCAATGTTTTCCTGTAAATAGAATTACATCGTCCTCTTTAGGATCGTGGAACTCGTCCTCACAATAAGTTTTACCTCCTGTATTAGTAAGATAAAAAATTAAGTTAGTGTGTGGAAAGTCGTGATCGACATGAGGTTCAGATAATTGAACATCCCTGTCTGCATGTACACAATTTGCATTGCTACGTAAGAAGAATTTGTAGTTGATGTTGTTGTATCCTAAAATTTCATTCACTGCCAAAAAAACCTGATCCATATAATGAGAAAAAACTTGTGAATATACACCTTCAGGTCTTGTTAAAAATGTATGACTATAAAAAGGCATGCCAGTTGATTTGACGTAACGCCAATTAAACTCAGGATCAAGAATTATATTTTTAAGATTAATATAATTTACTGTTTTTGGATTTTCTAATTGTCTAATAAAAGCCATTAGCTTGAGTGGATGTTATCACATTCCTCCTCTACTTTAGAAAGAAAGAATTGGATAAGTTGATACTTTTCCTTCATAGGTAAGTCCTTATCCAATAGTACTTTGTATCTTGCGTGTTGAAAATCAAAGCAAGTCATCTTCCACTTATATGGAGGAATTTGCCTCGGCTTAGAATACGCCGGGGATAATCTGACCAGTGGTAATGTAGGCACCAAGAGCAGCAACAAAACCAAGCATCGCTGCCCAGCCGTTAAAACGTTCTGCTTCATGTGTAAAGATTGGGTGTGTGTTGTGGTGTGACATTTCGATTAATTGAATTGGTGGTTCGTAAGGGTACTCGTTTTCGAGTAGTGTATCTAGATCTTTTGTTTTCATAATTAGAACTGAAGATCTGATGCGTCTAATTTTCTGAGGACATCATCTCTGTATGCCTCATCTGTATCATAGCGTGGATCTCCCATCGCTGATACAAGTTCTGCTTGAGATCTAAATGTTTCTCCAGCAGACGATGCAGCTCTGCCTTGTAGCATTCTGCCTTCGTAGCCATTAGCTTCATTATACTCATTCTGTAATCCTTTAAATGCTATGCTAATAGCCATTGGATTACCTGAGTCTACAACAGAATCAAAAGCATTGATAGCTTCGTCAGTTAGATTGGAAGCAGCCCAATCAACAACTGTATTGTAGTTTGCTTCTCCTCCACAAGCATTCTGCACTTGATTAACTTGTGCTTCAGATAGCTCGGTACCCTGTGTAGGTGCTTGAGGATTGTTAGCTTGGATTTCTAAGTAAGCGTTTACTAGGTCTTGACTACTCATCTGACTAAATGACTCTATAGTTTCTTCACTAAGTTGTCCGTCATTTGCGTAGTATTCTTCCGAGGCTTCATTAATTAAACTGACCGCAGGAGCATATTCAGATACCTCCTCATCGCTTCCTTCTTCCTCTTCATATCCTTCGTCTGTACTTTCGTAGTCGACTTCTTCGTCTTCTTCTGTTTGTCCAAGTTTCTTTTGTAATGATAAGTATGCGCTTTCTAATTCTTCTGCGCTTTTATATTTACCAGCTAGTAGTTGTTCTTGTTGTGCTACTAACTCTTCTCCTACTTCTAGAGAGTTCTGTTCCTCTGGGGTTAGAACTTCTGCATCAGGAGTATTATCATAAGAAAATGTTTCTGCCATTATTCAGGTTGTGGTGGTTGTTCTTGTCCTCCGGACATCATGCCGGGCATCATGTTTTGAAGGTTCTCTGAGTCAGCTAATTTAGAATTAGCAAGTTGACCAGCTTGTTGTAAGAGTGTTGCTTGTTGTTGTTCTTGCATCATTTGCTCCTTATCACCTTGTAGTTGTTCTGGAGTCTTAACTAGATTCAATACATCAATACCTTGTGCAGCAGCCAATCTCTTGATTGCTTCTAATGGATTAATAAATTTCATCAATGCTTCAGGTCCTACTGTTTGTGCAATAGTACCCATAAACATAGTCAAAGCTTCTCTGTCCTGACCACGACCTAAAGCATTTACACCAGCTACAATAGTTGGTCTAATAATATCTTTAGGTAATTTAGGTAGTTCATTAGTTCTTTGTAGTACTAATAAAGTTCTATCTAAATATGGTATGAGAAAAGATGTAGTTAACAATGAGAAGATACCGCCGAGCTGTTGCTCTAGCTCAAGCTGTGTAAGCCTGACTTCTTCTGCTGTTACTCTTTCTGCATTCCTAACATTCATAACTAGGAAAGCTTCAAGCAATCTTCTTTCTATTGTTTGAGACATCTGTGCAGCAGTAGAGAAGTCGGCTGTCTTACCAACCTGTACAACTTGTACGTCTTCTGCCCTGCCCTGTACGATGGCTCCATTTCCAGCCTTTGCAATAGTTGCTGGCTTCGTAGTTGAAGATGGACTGACCAGAAAAATTACCTTACTGGCAGCAGCAGCTCCTTCGACAAGAGCCTGTGATAAACCTTCTAGAGATTTGAGATCACCAAGGAACTCTTCTACTCTACCACGTCCGTACTGTTCTCCGTCAACAGAATTAAAAGTCAGGACTAACCATGGACTTGCATTCTTAGGAGCTGTACTACGTGAGCCCGGTATTATCATACCTTCTACTTCTTGATACCATTCCCATCTGCCGTTCTTTAGTTTCACGCACGTGTAAACTTCGACATCATCAGTATTGGTACCATAGGTTTTATCAACGACTGTGTTGGGTTCTTTCTTTGGAAGATCGTAACCGAGTACGTCGCGATTTATCAATTCCTTTGTAACTATTTCTAGGACGTTACCATTTCCATCTCTGTTGACGACGTACCTATTTAGAGGATAGTTTTTGATTCCATCTTTACCCATAAATAGTAACGCATTACCACCAACAATTAAATGTTTTAGTGCTTGATGTATTACTACTCTATCATTTGATGCAGCGATGTAGTCCATGACCATTCGTTCCATCTTAGATAAAGATAGTTCCATTTCTGACATTGCCTCTGGAGGTAAATCCTCACCTATCTTATCTTCTCGTACTCCAAACTTAAAGAAGGTACCTTGTGGAGGTAGGATAGCAAGCATAAGTTTTGCTGCTAACCCTACCACACACTTGGAACCGACTGACTGCCACGGAATACGTAAAGTTTCGTGTGTAGGTTTTGAGGTTGTATCGTCTTGAATTAAATAAGGTAACGTGAGTTCTGAACAATCAACGGCTTTGTCTAGGAATTGTCGTCGATCTGTTACCAGTTGATTGTATCTCTCACGGGCTAACATTAGTTAATGCCTCCGCCTCCAGCTTGTCCGCCGGTACCTGTATTTACTTTAGGATTTAATTTAATCCTTAAATCACCTGTACCTTTAGAGTACTGGTTCTTGTTCTTGTTACCACGATCATCTTTAGCTCTTCTTACCTGTGGGTTCACATCCTTGATTATTGGATCAGGAGGTGGTGCTGTAGGTGTTGGAGGTAATGGTGGTGGTGGAGCTGGTGGTAAAGGTGGTGGGGTTGGCGGTGAGCCTCCTCCTAAACACATAATTAAATTTCCTCGTCTGTTTGTTTTTGTTTTATATAATCTATCACACTAGCTTGACCAGCACGATACATTATTGTATTTATATCTTCTTTGGGGTGAATAGGTTTCCACCCAAAGTTCTGTTCCAACTCGTCAACTAAATCATCGAGCTTCTCGTTGTGTAGTTTAAGAGTATTGAGGGAGATTGACATTTGAGTGTTCAAAGAATGCAGGCATTCTAGCTGCCTTAGTTTGTGAAAACTCTGGTGCTTTGCCTTCGTACATTAGTCTGTCGCTGGCATCTAACCAAAATTTTTTGTCCAAATATCTATCGGCATTCTGTTTTAAGGGTTGCATTACCCAGTTGATAGTTGCCTTTCTTAACTTGTCTAGTGATTGACTAGGCTTGAGACCTAGCTCAGTACATACCAATGAGTTAGCTGCCACATGGACTTGCTCGTCTCTTGATATGTCTGCACTGACAGTTCTTAGACCGGCGTCACCACAGAATCTAAAGAACGGTAGTAATACAAAAAAGATTGCTCTCTCTGCTACTAATGCTTTTAGTATTGTGTGGTCCGGATGTTCTTCCCACGCTGCACGTAAGCGTAATGCTTCGGCTTCGGCTTTTTCATCTACGCCTAGTGCGTTGGTGATGTAGCCAAGTGCAAGATCATGTTTTATCTCGTCCTTAACGTTTGACTCTAGAAGTGCTCTGGCAGAGTCGGGAACTTCCTTATCAAGTGCTTCTGTAATGAACTCGCCAACTGGTAACTCCATATGGCGTATTGCAAGAGCACGGTAGATGGTTTCTTCTGCACC